GGGCCTCAATCCCCGTCAACGCGCCAATCTCATCAGACGCAAGTTTGGTGGATTCCAGCGCCCCGTTTGTTTTGAGGTGGACGGTAAGGCCTTCGAAGCCCACGTCACTGAGGGACAGGTTCTTGCAGAAAGAGAGGTTTACCTTGCTGCCTACGGTGGAGACCGCAGGCTGGCCTCTCTTCTTTCCCGGCAGCGGTTCGAGGGAAAGACGTCTTCTGGGTTGAAGTTTTCGCGACCAGGTGGTAGAGCGTCCGGCGATTTTAACACTGGCATGGGCAATTCGTTGCTCATGCTGTGTTCCGTTGTCGGGGTTCTCCTGACCAGAGGTGTTAGGTTTGACATCCTGGCCGATGGTGACAATGCGCTCTTGTTTTGCGACGAGAGCGACCTGGCTCGGGTTCTTGCGAATTTCGCCGAAGATGTGCTGGAGGATTCTGGACATGAGTTGACGCTAGAGGAGCCTGTGACCGTTCTTGAGAGGATTCGCTTTGGTAGGTCTGCGCCTGTTTATCTTGGGCCTCGTTTGGGTTGGACGATGGTCAGGGAGCCTTGGAACGTTTTGTCCGGCGCCTGTGCTAGTCACAGGTGGCTGGTGGAACCTTCTTTTGCCAGGCGTTGGATCTCTGGAGTGGCCCGTTGTGAGCTTTCGCTTGCTGTCGGTGTGCCTGTTTTGCAGGCTCATGCTCTTAAGATACTCAACATTACGGGGCTGTTTGGGAAGGAGCTGCCGCAAGCAGCTTTGGCCGATTATTTTGTCGTCGGCGCGACGTTGGCGGAGTTGGGGTCTGCCGTTGAGGTGTGTGGAGACGCACGCCTTAGCTTCGAACGTGCCTTCGGGGTTTCCCCGGAGTGTCAGGTCGCTTGGGAGAACGCACCCGTGGGGGTTTCTTGGAACTTCCGCGAGTCTGTTTGGCGGCCGCACAGCAAGTGGTTCGAGGCCGAACCAGGGATGTACGAGCCCTGGTTTGACGCTCAGTTTTCGTAAGGTTCGTAGTTCTGGGGTCTGCTGTGTGTTTGCGTTGTCTTGATCTTCCCGGCGCGGTTAGGCTGCGGCGCCTGTGGTTTGCTCTGGTTTAAGGGAGAGTGCCCCGTTTACCAACTGCTTTTGGCGGTTGGGGGGCTGCCCGCTGCTACGGCAGTCGGAGTGCACAGTTGGTCGCTCGCACCCGGGTTTGTGACGGTGCTAGCAGCACACACCCCACCCTGGTTGTAAAACCTTGTGATGGCTTATGCGTGGTGTGCCACGCGGGCGCTAGATGGTCGGCTAGCGCTTCGGATAGACCACCCTAGCCCGGGTTTGTACGGCGGAGGCAGGGGTTCGGCAACGCCAAAATCACTTCGGTGGATTGGGCCTGGCGTTGTTTAGCGGTTGACGCGTAATTGGTGAGGCAAC